AATTTCTCTGGGCGTATTGCACTGAGATAACGCCACGGGAAATATGATAGAGTGCCCTCCACTCGGCCTGTCTGGCTTGTATCTCTCATGTGTGTTGTATTACACTCAGATAACAAAGATGAATGGGTACCTGGCACAATTCTACTGTTGCATTGCAGCGGGTAGACTATCCTTTTTTGTCCTTTCATACTATTTGTTTGATCAATAGCTTTGAAGTAATGAAAACAATCTCAGGCATACGCGCTATCAGGCTGGCGGAGGAAGTATCAAAGATGCCGGATGGTACCTTCAAGATAGCATTCTATAAGTACAACAGGCTTACAGGCGAGGCTTCGGCTGAGCTAAGGACCTTCGAAGGATGCAAAACCCGTAAGCAGATGCCCAGAGAAAGATGGGAGATTGATGGAGATAATTATTTCCTTTTCCAGGATAGCGAAGGGAACCCGAAGACAGCATACAGGTATCTTATACGATACATGGGCTTCCCGAACGATAACTTTCAATTGCGTAAGGTACAATGGACATAATATATGGAAGACTATAAGAACTTTGGATCTATAGGGTATTACACTGGTAAAGCCGGTGTTATCAGCTTTCAGCTTGGAGAGAACATGCCGGCATCTGCTGAAACCGGTACCATCGACATGGAGAAGTTCAGCTCCGTCACCACCCCGATTATTCTAAACGTGGGCAACAATAACGTGCTTATTAAAGGCGCGAACAATAAGCTGCCGGATGAGATCACAAGCGTTATTGGCAATAACAGAATTCTTCCCCAGCTCCTGGAGAAGCAGGTGACTATGTTGTATGGCAAAGGGCCGCATGTATATAAGCGGCAGTATCGGGATGGTAAACCGCTCCGTAACTGGACCCGCAACCCTATTATAGAAGAATGGATGGACAACTGGAAAGGAAAAGGGTTACAGGATAGCATCAAAGAGTTCTGCGAGAAGGTGATACGCGATAACTACTACTTCGATGACTACTGGGTCAAATGGCGCTTAAATAAAAGCCGGCGCATTAATGGCAACGTGCCTGTTGCCGGGCTGGAGCATATAGACAACAGGCGCTGCCGCCTGGCAACGAAAAAGAACATTCAGGCTGTTGGTGCAGATTATGAAGATAAAGACTTTCAGACGGTCATTGTAGGCAACTGGACTGCAGCTATGGAAAAGACTTTCAAAGTGTATAAGCGCTTTAGGTTTGATAATCCCAACCAGTTCAATGTTTCCGTTTCGTATCATAAGAATGCAACACCAGGACAAATCTACGGGTACAACCGCTTTTATTTCGGAATTAAGGATTGGCTGATTGGAACCAACCGAAACCCCCAGTACATTAACAGCTACCTGGAAAACTCGCTGAACGCAAAGGTGCATGTTATCATCCCATCAGAATGGGTGGAGATGGTAGAGCGACGCATACAGAGATATTGCGACGATAACAAGGAAAGGCAGGATCAGAGTCTTGAACTTCTTAAATTCCCAAACAGCGATGGGGTTGAAGTAGGAACCGAGTATCACGAATATCTAAAGGATAAATATATCCGTCATGAGCTACGACGCCTATCCAACATGCTTACCGGTGTAAAAAACCAGGGTAAGTTATATGCCAGCTTTAGCTTTCAAACACAGGATGGCAAAGCGGAATGGCAGATCAAGCCGATTGACCTTAAATATAAAGAGTTCATACAATCACTTATTGACTACGATAAACGTGCCGACGAAGTGATCACTGCATCCAAAGGGGTGAACTCTTCTATATCGAATCTGGATAAATCGGGTATCATATCTAAAAGCGGATCCGACTTGTATTACAATTATGTTATATATCTGCACAATCTCACTCTGGCAGAGGAAACCGTCACTGAACCGCTGAATTATGCAATTAAAATCAATTTTCCGCAACTCTACAAACAGGGTTTTCGAATTGGCTTCTACAATGAAGTTCCAAGCCGTCAGGAGGAAGTTTCAGTGAATGACAGGCTGCAGAATACAGTGAACAACACTGTACAGGATATGCAAAAGCATATCAGCGAACAGATGGAGCAACAAGCACAGATAATTAATGAACTCAAAGAAAAGATAGAAAATGGCAGTTGATTTTTTCGCAACAACAGGAGAACTGCGCGATTACGTGCAGGGTATCGACGCGGCAGTGCAGGTTGAATCTTTCGATTCTTACATGCGACCGGCACGAAGAAAGATATACAACCTGATCGGTGCTTCTACTTACACCAATCTGAAAACCTATTATGAAAGCGAATACCCGGGAGGTGACGATAAGAAGGATACTGCCATCAAATACATCCAGGGAGCCATGGCCAATCTCATGGCCATATCATACTTCATCTTTAATGCTCCCGGCCCGAACGATGAGAAACGGATGTATCGATACCAGGAAGAAAAGCGTCACAACATGCTATTGGAAAATGCCTGGACAGAAATGGATTCGCTCATCAATCACTTGGAGAATAATACAACAACTTTCTCAGCCTATACCAATACCGATCTTTATAAGGACCGCCAGGATCTCTTCATAAAATCGGCCACCGAGTTTCATAGGTATTACCCGATTAATTACTCCGGATATTTCTTTAATAATATAGTATATCTTATTAAAGAAGTTCAGATGGAAGTGGAAACGAGATATACCAATTTTCCGGAATCAATGGACGGAGTGGAAGATGCAGTGAAATGGATAATTGGTAAGGCCCTTGCTTATGAAACCATGGCCCGGGCATGTATTAGGCTCGATTATACTGAATTGCCGCGGGGAATCCGAAACGATATCATGAATGAGGCGAATAAGGCAAAATCATCAACAGGCAGAAAATTTGTTGGAATCGGATCGACAAAAGAGCGGCTTTCTACGCATTTTCACAACGAAGCGGAGAAATGGTTTGACAAGCTGGAATTCTCGGCTAATAAAGAGCGAAACGAAGGGGATTATGTGCCACCAAGTTCAGAGGATGATGAAGGTTTGAGTGATGATGATAAATTCTATATGCCCTTATAAATGCTTGAATTTTACTTGAATAACAATGAATACGAACTCCCGGACAGTTGGGAGGATCTGACTCCGGATCAGTTTCTCACGCTTATCGATCTTATGCGGAAATATAAGCGGGGAGAAATTGATTACCTGGAACTAAAGGTGCTTTTCGTCATGAAAATCCTTGGCATCAAACCCAGGCGCATCCGCAGCGAGGAAAAAAAGCAGCTTCGGGATGAAAACCTTTTCCGGCTGAGTGAACAGGTTACTTTCTTCCTCCAGGTAGTATACGAGAACCAGGAGAAATTTGAACGGTTTTCTCCAAACGTAAAAAAGCAGCTTAAAAAGCATCTCCCTGAAGAGATTGACAGCAAAAATCCTGAAATTCGCCTAGCTAAGCGTATGAATAGATATTACGATATCGATGCAGTATTCCTGAAAAATTTGCTTCCTGAAATTCGGATCGGTAGGCAAACATATCAGGGGTATGCTGTTGATATTACCGAAGATGTTGCAACAACTACCCTGAGCGCTATACAGTTTGCCGATGCCCTCACAGTTGCCAATAAAATTGTCAAGGGCAAACAGGACCTGATCCCTGTACTTATCGGGATATTGTATCAGCGCGACAGGTATAGCGATCAGCGGGCCAGGGAGCTCGCTGAGATCTTCAAATCCCTGGATGAAACAACAAAGCAGGCTGTATTAATCAATTTCATTGCCGTTCGTGAGTATATTATCCGGCATACGAAGTATAAGATATTATTCACAGAAGATGATCAGAACAAAAAGAAAAAGAAAGACAAATACAGCAATGGCCTGGTCGATTCCATAGATAGTCTTGTAAAACTCGGATATGGAACAGGCGATGAGCTCGAGAATAAAAATCTGTTCCGGTTCCTGGATCTCTCTATCAAATCGCTTCGTGATGCTATTCGCACGGCTATGCAGCAAGATGCGAAAAAAGCAGATGTTGCGCAAAAACTGGGCATATCGGTGAAACTTATAAATGAGCTAGAATAATGGATACAACGCTTCTGCAGGAAACATTCAAGTATTTCGCCAAATTCCCGGCATTTGCAGGTGTCAATAAGAACTTCAATACCTCTGCTTCGCAGTTTTCAGAATATTCACCTTTCAAAACCGAGATACAGAATCTTACGGAAAAAGAGCTGATCCCTGGCATTGAAGATTACGTGTTTGGTGTTAACGAAGATATGGTTAAGCGTCGCATTGAGGATATTACAGGCATATATCTTTTCATCGATTACGGTGCCATTAATAGCGACCAGGAAACCGATGCCAACGTGGAGCAGGATGAATTCCGCACTGCTGTTACGGTTGCCTGGCCAATCAAACAAGGCGAGCTGGATGCCGTGGAAACGATGTTCATGCATCAGCTCACGCTTGATTATATTGTTCAGATCAAGGAAAAAATGCGGCAGGACAGCAGAAGCCATCACCTGGTAAAAAGAGTTTCCTGGCCTATTGAGATCAACCCGTGGTTTGCCCGCGAGCTGATGAACTCAACCGGCTGGAGCATGCTGTTTTCTCAAAAAGGAGTTGAGCTGTTATGATATCACAGAAATATAATCAGAGCAAAAAACCTGGACTCACTGATATGGTTGCATCAGTGTTCTGGGAAACCGGTGAAGATATATTCAAAGAACAGGCTGACATTGCGAAAACTTATTATAATAAACGCTCCGGCGAGCTGATAAGCAACCTTACAGGACGAAATTTCGATGTTATGAAATCGTCCTGGAACGTTAAGATGATAATGAATTACATCAGCAAGGTTCGCTTTCTGGATTTGAAAAAAACAGCCACCGGCAAAAAGAAAAAAAACTACCATCCTATCTATAATAGGCCACTATACGGCTACATATATAATTTCACTTACCCCAAACTGAGCTGGGGGTTGCTGGAAAATATAAAAGAGCGTACTGTTGAGCCGCTGAAAGCTGTGTTAACCGATCCAATCGAGGTACAACCATGAGCATAAGCAAAGACATTATAGAAACTGAAATGCGCACCAAGGGCGGAAGCAAGGTACGATCTCAAATGGTTGATGTTAGTAAGGAGATCAGGAGGCTGAGCGGTGAAAACGAACGCCTGAAAGTTTCCAAGGCAAAGCTGGAAGCCCAGGGGAAAAAGAATACGAAGGAATGGAAGCAGCTTAATGATCAGATCAAGCAAAACAACAAGGAAATTACCCGGCAGAAAGGGAAATACAAAGAGCTAAATTCCCAGCTCGACATCACTGAAAAATCAGCCACCGAGTTAAAGAAAGAATCCAGGCGGTTGCGTAAGGAGTTGAATGGCATCTCCAGGTCTGTGGAGCCTAAAAGGTGGAAACAACTAAATTCAGAGCTGGAACGCACTGAAAAACAATATAAGAAGGTTCGTGCCGGTACCAGTCGCACTTCGAAACTAATGAGTAATCTTAAAAGTGCTCTCCCAATCGTTGGTATTGGTGCCTTGGTTGCCGGAATAGGCAGGCTTATAGGCAAATGGGCCCGCTGGCAAACTCAACTGGAAAAAACAAGGCACCAGATCCGGCAGCTTACCGATGCAGCCGGTTCACAATTGGACAGCCTTACAGCCAAAACCCAGGCTGTTGCCAAAACTTTCAATAAGGACCTTAAGCAGGTTTCTGAATCTGCCAATGCTTTGGCCAAACAGATGAATATTTCCTATGGCCGGGCCATGGATCTTATACAGGAAGGTTTTGCTGCCGGTGCCGATTCATCCGGTGAATTTCTTGACATGCTCCGGGAGTATCCTGCACAGCTTAATGAAGTTGGGCTGAATGCCGAACAGGCTATTTCTATAATGACCCAGCAGGTTAAAGAAGGAGTATTTTCTGACAAGGGAGTTGATGCCATAAAGGAAGCGGGTATTGCTTTGCGGGAAATGACGCAACCCACACAAGATGCGATTGAAGCAATGGGGTTGACTGTTGATCAGGTCCAAAGAGTCATCGGAGAGGAAGGATTGATTGGAGGTATCAAATTGGTATCTCAGCAACTGAACCAACTGGAAGCAGATAGTCCGGCTGTGGGCATGGCCCTGGCGGATATATTCAAAGGTCCGGGAGAGGATGCCGGCCTGGAATACCTGAAGACTCTGAAGGACATCGATACCAATATGAATGAGGTAATCGATGATACCGATCAATATGCAAAAGCCCAGCAGGATCTCGTAGAAGCTAATGAAAAGGTAAGTGAATCGTTAAATGCAATATTTGGAAAAGATAGCTGGTGGACTCGAGTTAAAGTAACCTGGAAAAAATTTTGGGCAAACACTTTGGATCAAATGCGTCAATTCAATGTTTGGCTGAACCAGGTGAAAAAGAGCGTAGGTCTTAACTATAAAGATTATTCTGAATTTCAGGATGTGATCATGAACACTGTTCCAGTACTGAGGGAACTTTCTGATGAAGTCAGAAAACATGGCGCTGAGACTGAGAAAGGGAAGGAGGCTCTTGCAGATCTTCAGCAAAAGCTTATCGATACTTATGGCAAAGAAGGGCTGGAAATTGCCAGGAATTTCTCAAAAGAGCAGTATGATTTGGCTCAGGAAAGGATAAAACAACGCCAAAAAGAAGCTGAAGAAAACGAGAATGCAGACAATAAAACCAAAAAATCCTTCAAAGAACTCAATGAATCGATGGAGCGTGCGTACCAGGAACGCACACTAAATCTTAAACAACAATTGGCCGCTCAGAAAATAAGCCAGGAACAATTTCACGATGAGATGCAGATCGAGGAGCTTACTTACCTGGCTGCCAAAAAGGGACTATACGAGCGGTTTGGTAAAGATACCCTGGCGCTTGAACAGAAGATTGCAGACAAACAGATTGCTCTTAATGAAAAAGTAAAGAATGTTACTGTTGAGCAGGGAGATGAGCTACAGAAGCAGCTTCAGGAAGATTTGCAAAATACCGATCAGTTCATGGAACAGTGGGCTGAGAAGCAAAATCAGAATCTGTTGGGAAAAATGACTCAACACAGGCAGAAGATTAACGACATGCTTAATCAAAGCTATCTGATGTCGTTGTGGGATTTGAAAAAAGCACTCAGACAAAAAGAAATTACTCATGAAGAATATCTTGAAGCTGTACAGCAAAGAACCAGGGCCGAAGCAAAAAGCTGGGCAATGGCAGGAGCATCAGCAGTGGAAAGCGCAGAAACAGTTGAAGAAGCCGGAAAAGCAATATTAGGTTCTATACGGAAACAAATAAAAGGCTATCTGGCTGAAGCCCTTTCAGCCGTTCTTGCTGATGCCCTGGCGAAAGTGCCGTTCCCTGCAAACATTGCACTTGCTACAGCGGCAGCCGGAGCGGCATCCTTTCTGTTTGACAAGCTTGTGCCTAAAGTTCCGCAGAATGCAGCCGGAAACCTGGATGTTGTTGGGCGGGAAGATGGAAAAACCTATAACAATGTACCTTATACAGGGAGATATACAGGAGTGGGTATTGCAAACAACGGGAGAACAGCGCTTATTAACGAAGAAGGGGGAGAGCTGATTGTTGATGCCGCAACAACAGACAATATCAGAATGAAGGATCCCGGAGTGATCGACCTTATAAAGTCCTACCAGGTCCCCCAGCACGCAGAAGGTACACTTCCTGAAAACAGTCCGGGAGGTGGTAATTTCCAGCAAAGCATAGACGAAATGAACAGGAACATGGCTATGATGAACAGGAACCAGCAGGTTTTGAACGAACGTCTTCGAAACCTTAAAGCAACAGTATCGGCAGAACAGGCAAAGGAAGAGCTCGGCGAATATGACGATTTCGAAAATGATGTATCTTATTAATATATGGTAGAACTGTACATCAATAATAAACTGGCGGTGTTGCCGCAAACCTTTTCTATCCGGCTTGTGCGTTATAATCCTCTACTGAATAGAAAAGGCGATTATAGCATCCCTTTTTCTATCCCACTTAGTGAAAACAGGCAGATTATAAACCATGCTGACAGGGTGGAAGCTGAGAGCTATCAGAAAACCGGTACATTCAAGCTGGCTATTAACGGAATCATACGCTATAGGGGGACAGTTGTATTTCGTGATCCGAAACCTGAACAGGATGAAATCAGCTTGTATCTCAAATCAGACAACAGTGCTTTTTTTTCCGGACTCAAAGATGTTTCTCTTCAGGATTATGATTTTGGCGGGGAAGACAACGGTTCACTGACAACCGACGAGGTGGAAGATCAATGGGCTGATTCGCTGAACGATATCTACCCAAACAAAAAATATGCCTGCGCCCCTGTTAAGTCTCCGAATTTGTGGGAGCACGACAGCCGCTTGGCTTATTACAGGGACAAGAACATCAATGAGTGGGATTATCAGAATGAAAAGATGTATCGCGACGGGCAGAACTGGCATCAGCACATGTATGTTCGTTACCTGCTTGATCGAATCATACAGAAAGAAGGATACATCAAAGGCGACGATGACCTGGATGACATACCGGACATGAATAGGCTGGTAGTGGTTACAATGAACAGCGTTTGGGGACCTTTCAACGTGGAGTATAAGTACAACCTTCCGAAGCGAAAAATCATGGATCTCCTGGAATCGCTCAGAACATTGTATACCATCACGCTTGTAACAGAGAATAAGACCAACAAGGTGCATGTAAGAATGCTAAGCAAGGTTGTGAGCGACGCAGAACTGGTAGAAGACCTGGATAGAAGCGAAACAAAAGACACGATCAAGAAAAGTGAAAAACAGCCAGATGGTTTTGTTATGGAATTTGAGAATCTAAGCGGCGGAGAATACGATTATGCGAGAGCCCCGGCAAATGAATCGGAGGCATCAAGCGTAACAAGTTACAATGATCTTCCTACTGCTGATATAACACATGAGAACCAGCTGTATTATATAATTAAAACAGAGCGCTTTTACCGGTGTATTGAAGATCCTGACAATCAGGGATCATACAAATGGAAAGAAGTAGGAGGACTACAGAACAAGGAGGAAGGGGAAAAAGAGCTGGAAAAGAAAAGCGATATAGAGCTGATGCTTCAGGAACGGCTGAGCAAAAACGTCTACCGCAGCGGACCAAATCACAGCACAGATTTCGAAAGCGAAGAAAGCAACACAACCCGAAAAGGGAATGATATGTTTGAAGTGACCTATTCCGGCATGACTTACAATGATTTCCCTTTGATATTTGGTTTTTATAGGGGTATAAACACCCTGGATCTTAATGATCCTTATGTACTTGCAGAATGTGGACACGATAAGGATAATACCGACCTGGAAAGCGAATGGCAGGATCCCCGCGGCAATAACTGGACGCTTACTGAAGTTGTAGATTCGACTCATCTGAAATTTATAAGGGTAAGTCACAGCTCAGATCTACAGGGCGCGGACGTGCTTACCCATGTTTCCGGGGCTACCCACACTAACGATATAAACATAGGAAGTGCAACAAATAAAGAAGGCGTGGTAAATTACCCAATCCTTTCTATCGACGCTTATCGCTATGATAATGAATCAGAATTCAGCAGCGACGCGATTTCAAACAAGTGGACTACAACAAGAGGATTGTATGAAAAAATACATAAGACAATCAATCACTGGGAAACACAGCGAAAGCGGAAAATAATCAAATATATGGCCGTGCCGAATCGTAGGTTTTTCGATATGGATCTTACAAAAAAATACAAGATTTCGGGGCAGATCTTTATGATCAACAAACTGGAGATGGATATAACAGAAAAAGATTTTGATGAGAAGATTGTAAAGGCAGAATTGTTCACAGTATGATTTGTCCTTTAATTAAGGAAAGAAATTAATGATTTTTGAAATAAAATAAAATATCATGATACCTCAGTTCAGTATTTTTGGAAAAAACGAAACCATCAAACACAGGAACGTGCAGGAGCATGTAAGCCCGTATGGCCGTATTGATGGTACTTCAACAGGAATAACAGCCGATGATGTCTCACAAACCGTAAGTGGGGAAAAAGGAAGGATAACTCAGATATACATATCATTATCATCTTCTGCAGACGTGAAAGTCAAAAGCCTGGATGACCGCACGGTAACCATCGAATTTCAATCAGGAGTTAATCCTGTTCCTTTGAAAGAAGTGATCTCAGATCCGGGTAATCCAACACAAATAGATATATATTATTAATATGAGAAATATTGTTGGAAATACAGTAGGAGCCAGCAGGTGGGGTTTGCCCTACCCTGTCACGCTTAACCCTGTTCTCTATCTATCAAAAAACAACGGGAATTTTGATACAAGCAAAGTCTGGGATGATACCCAAGGAAAATATATTGAATACATCAACAAATGGATAGACCCCTACACAGGCAAAGAGGCTGTTCAGTCTACAGGAGATTACAGGCCGCAATTGGTGGAGGTTGATAGTAAGTATCAGGTGAAGTTTGATGGGGTGGATGATTATTTAGATGTTGGCACTGATTTGTTATCTGATAATAACAGTATAACTATTAACTTATTAGTTAATTATTTATCATTTTATGAAAACGATCCTAATTCTATAATTTCTGATATTTATGATTCAAATGTGAGATATGCCGTTGGTTATGAACCACGTGATCCGGGTATAGGAGGTCAAGGTTTCTTTTTTGGTTATTATGATACAGGTTGGAAAGTTGCAACTGGATTAAGTTCTCCAGAAACAGACAAATGGTATAATTTGACAGGAGTTGCCGATAGTGATAATAGTAAAATTAAGTTATATATAGACGGGGTGTTAATAGATAGTAGAGACGGAACTTTGCCAGTTGATGAAGGTACATCAAAAGTAATAGGAATGAAATGGTCAGAGGGTCAATTTTTAGATGGTTATGTTGATGAAATTACATTTTATCCCTATCAATTGTCACAAAATCAAATAACAAACCTTTACAACTACACCAAACAACTCAAAGGCATATAATATGGCACAAGGAAAATACATTATAGGTACAGACAGAACAAGGATTGAAAGAATTGAAAGGGTCAACCATGAGCTTCATGCCATGTTTGAGAGTAATTATAAATATAGAGATGTATGAAAACTTATTTATACGGAAATAAAACAGATTGCGAGATTGTTGAACAAGGAGAACACGAACTGCATGAAATACTTGAAAGCAATTACAAGATACCTGAATTCATGGTTAACTGGCATCATATTGTGCAGTCACAAACTGATAGCGACTGGCTCATTCATGTTGATTATGTTCTTGACAGTGAAAAAAGAAGTCAATTAGATAATGCCAGTGAGGTTGAGGTAGGAATTAATAATCTGACACAATCAGAAATAAAACCAGACAAATTTAAAACGCCAGAAACTGAAATATAATGGCTGAAAACTACAAAGAAACATCGGACGGTAGGTATATGATCCTTGAATCAGCGGTTGAAGGCGATATTGCTGTAAGGAGAAATGTAACAGGCAGACCTTTTCAGGATGCAGCAGGGAATCATATTTCCCTCAACAAGACAATTGATGAGAGCAATCTCAATGATATGCCTGCTGAAGGTGAATGGGTGGTGGCTAATATTGTATATAAGTATGATGAAAAGATTTGGGGCTGTATTCAGGGGCACAATAGAATGCATTATCATCCTTCTGATACTCCTGCTTTGTTTGAAGAAATATATAATGATTTTTCAAGCGGTTATCCAGAATGGCAACAACCTACTGGCGCACATGATGCCTATGATACAGGTGAGATTGTGACATTGAATGGAGTATTGTATAAGTCAAGAATAGACGCAAATACAACTAATCCTGAACAATATAACGATACGGATAGTCCTTACAACTATTGGGACAAAGAACCTTTTGATCAATGATAACACTTTTAACAACATTAGTAATCCTTCAAGCTATTTCGCACGGCTTAAATACAAGCGGCAACAAAGATGCAGGACATTTACTTAATGCTTTATTCGTAGGATTGTTTTTATTGTTACCTTTCATGTTTCATCTAGACTGGCAACAGCTACCGGCTTATCTCGCAGGTTATGCAGGAATAAGGTTTTTGATATACGATTATCTGTGGAACCTGTCAGCCGGTAAAAAGTGGAGTTATCTAGGACAAAGCCATTGGTATGGTAGGTTTTTCAGGACATGGCCATCAGGTTTGCTCTTGTTTGCAAAAATAATAGTAAGTATTGGACTTTTCCTCTATTACTTTAGAGGAATATAGAAAACATAATATTAACCGCGTTCCCCAACGCACAAACAATTAAAATCATGGAAACTATTATTGATTTAGTAGAACAACTGGATTCCTTCGCAGGTTTCGCAGGAGTAATTTTGGTAGTAACCCAGTTTTTACAGGGTGCAATATTCAAAAAAGCGAAAGGCTTTGGCGTGCAGGTGCTGGCATGGTTCACCGGAATAGGGCTTGCTTTTCTCGCTAGCTGGCTTAATATCGGCATGTTTGCACAATTGCACGGGCAATTATCTGAATTATGGTATGTCGCCATTGTTGTAGGCTTTGCAGGTGGATTACCGGCAAATGGTTTTGCGGATGTGCCTAAAGTGCAGGATGCACTCAAGGCGATATTCAAACTTTTCGGAATAAGTTTCGATCTGAAGAAAAAACAATAACCTTATGTATTTTTCTCTTATCGCTGCACTGCTATCCATCGTGTCGCTGTTATCCCTTTTGGTTTATGCTTATATTAAAGTAGGCATGACCAAAAGCATATCGGCAATATATGATGAACTCAACAAACTGCCCCGGCCGAAGGGCTATCTGTATACAATAGGCATGTGGCTTACCGCTTTGCCACTGGCAGCAGCTGGAGAAACAGAGCTGTTTTATATAGCTGGTGCGCTAATAGCCCTTACAGGTTTGGCAGCAGATATCAGGAAAAGCAAGCTAACAGAATGGCTGCACATAATAGGCGCCTGGGGTGGTATGGCCGCCGGGCTGATGTCATTATGGTATGACTACGGAATGTGGGAACTGGCTGTCTCTGGTGCAGTGGCGATAGGGATATTACAGATTATCCAGGTGCGGAACGTAACTTACTGGAGCGAATGTGCCGCCTTCGCTCCGATAGCAGGCGGCATTATGTATCATCTTATAACAGTTGTTTATGTCTGAACACGGAACTGATTTTCAGAATTATCTTGATGAAAAATTCTCCGGCATTATGAGAGAGCTCGGACATATCCGAGAAAATACAGATAGAACAAATGGCAAGGTTGCCGAACAGGAAAAACGCATTCGGGATCTTGAAAACTCTCAAAATAGATGCCCTATAAAACAAGTTCAGAAAAAAGTCAATCAGCTAGAGACTGATACGCAAAACATCAGGATATACGCAAAATCGGCTAAGCTGATGGCAGTAATAGGATTCCCGGTTATAGTCCTTACAGCGCTCGGCTTAGCGCTTCAACTCCTTAATATTATCTAATATGGCTGAACTGAAATATCTCATAATACACTGCAGCGCAACACCGGCCGGAAGAGAAGTGACTTCTGATGAAATCAGACAGTGGCATATTAATGGTCGCGGCTGGAGTCAGGTTGGTTATGCGGATATTATCCACCTGGATGGCCAGGTTGAGAATATGGTTGAATACAACGAAGACAACTGGGTGGATGCCGGTGAAATTACAAACGGCGCCCGGGGATTCAACGGAGTATCAAGGCATGTTTGTGTGATCGGCGGACAGGATGAGGATGGCAATGATCTGCCAAAAGAAGGTGATTTTGAGAATATGCTTACACCTGAACAATTCACATCGCTGCAGCAATATATTAAGGAATTCCTGGGAGAGCACCCGGACAAACAGGTACTCGGTCATTATATGGTCAACGATTATAAAGACTGCCCGGGATTTGACGTGAATAAATTTCTCCGGTTCCTGGAGATACCGGAGCAAAACATATATAAAGGATGATCAAAAAACTGGCAAATATTCTATTGGTTGTAGTCCTGATCGTGGCCGCACTGGCCATCAAAGATCGTTTCTTTCCATCAACGGTTGTTAAAACCAAAACCGTAACGGTAAGGGATACGGTGTACCACGATACAACGATATACAGACAATTGCCTGCTCCGGATCCGGATACGATTGTCAAAACGAAAACGCAGCACGATACAATAAGGCTCTTGGACAGCATTGATCTGGTTAACCGGTACCTGGAACTGTACGATAACTATTATGCAAAAAGATATTACAGCGACACGTTCCAGGTTGATACCAGCACCCGCTTTGTTATACAAGATACTGTAACGAAAAACCAAATCATTTATCGCGATTGGCAGTACAACACCAGGCAGGCAACATCTATAAACAATATAACTAATATAAATCAGCAAACATCAAGATTTCTTATAGGTGCTGAAGCAGGATTCAGAAGCGTGACGCCTGCCTTGATTTTTCAAAAGCAGGATATATACTACAAAGCAGGATACAGCCTTGGAGGACCGAATCCAGGTGTTAGGATCGGCATCTATACATCCCTTTCGAATATAAAAAAAGCTATATGGTAATAATGCAGCACTGGGGTTTGCAAACTGCCAACTGCCAACTTAAGGATTCATGGCAATAACAGTAAAAAATACACCGCTTAAAGTATCATTATCCGGTAACCGTGTGCCAGTCAAACTTCATACAGATCTCACCGGATCTGAAAAGCAGTTTCTTACTATTCATCTAAAAGTTCAATACTGGAACGGAACGAAATGGATTACTGTTGGCCATGATGCTGTAGCTGTAGACAGCAACAACGAAGCTGAATATTACATAGAAGATTATTTGAAACTACAAACCATTCCCGATTTCGAATACCCAGCAACTTCCATGCTTATTTCACGGCCCACTATGTTGTTCAGGTACCGCTTGGCTTATTACGAAAGCTATTTTGATGCCAATAATAGTACGTACACAACAACCTCAGAGGTGCAGAATACAACGGATTATTATAGCCTGGATGGCGGCATTGATGAGGACACTATTGCAGAATATAATAAGGACAACACAAACTGGCTGGAAGTGCTTACCAACGACAAGCTTTTCCTGACCTGGCAGCCGATCGCAAAACAAACCCATATTGGCGCTACAGAAAAACTATTCTGGCTCAATCAAACCGCAAGCCGCATAAAACTAAAAGTGAAGCGCACTAATGCAGACGATTCAACAAATGAAACGATACCTGAAGAGTTATCTGTTTCAAGTTACCAGGTTATAGAATGCAGCATATCTCCGAAATTGCTTTTTTCAGATACATCAAGTTTGAAAAAGTACGAAATATGGCTTCTTGATGAAAACGATAACATAATTAGCGAGGTACGCACATACAATATTGATCGCACCTATTATGAGCGAAATGATACATTCCTTTTTCTAAATTCATTTGGTGCTTTCGATACGATATGGTCACGCGGAAACATCACAGAACAGGTTGATCACAAAAGAACCAGCTTTACCAAATCGCTCGAAAACAATTTCAATGAAAAACAGCACCAGGAAGCTTCTTCCAGGTCGCTTAAGCGCCGAAGCGGTGAAGGAGAGCTGGGCTATATTAATGAAGCCGATCCGCTGCAGTGGAAGGAATATTACGCTATGGAATTCCTGGGTGGTAAATATCATTACAAGCTTTACGAAAACCGCATTCTACCTGTCAAAATAACTACAGAAGAAAGCCTTCTGTATCAGGATGATCAGGGCATATATTCGCAGCCATTTAAGTGGAAGCAAAGTCGCAGCAACACATATTACGGCGGATATAAAAGGAAGAAAGACACAGGAGAAACACACGATTATCTACTTAATGAATCCGGAGAAATCATAACGAACGAATCCGGAGAAGGAATTTGGGTGTAACATTAATACAATAATATTATGGGATTTTATAAGAACGAAAAACTGTATGATCATTACACGGCACAGGGCATGATGCTTATGCAACTTCATGATCCTCAGTTAAACTTTGCAGGTTATGCTTATCCCGGAGATGCGCAACCTGCACATGTTGAAGATAATGGATATATTGTTGCGAAATCAGGAACGATCTGGGGATTGTCAGTTAATAAAGGGCAGATCATTAAAGATACGGGATCGGCCTTTGTGGCGGAGAATATTGAAATTCAATTCAAATCATATGATCAATTTCCTAATCCAAAAAACTTTCTTGCTTTAAAGCAGAATAAGACTAATGATGTATCCAGTTCTCTTTCTAGTATTCCAGAAAAGATAATACAGGGAGAGAATAATACAACTGGTAGAATTGTGTATTATGCCGGAGCTAAAACAAGATTGTATTATTTATTTAAAGATGGATGGAATGGATCTGCATATCCGCAATACATAGGATATTATCAGTATGATGATAACACGTGGGGTACTCCTGTTAATTATGTAAATCTTAGTTCTTATAATGATGATCACGATTATCCTGCTATGTGTGTGACTCAAAATGGTTATATAATCATTGTTACTACTAATCGTGATTATTCTGATTTTCATATATATAAGTCAAATAATATTGAAGATATTGGCAATGATAGCACTGATTGGATTGATAAAAAAGATGGTTGGTCATTTAGTGGTAACTTAGATTATCCTTCTGTTTTGAGATGTAAAGATAAAATCATTATCACAGTTAGGGGAGGAGATCAACATCGAAGAACTGCTTTTGTGTCAAGTGATGAAGGAGAAACATGGATTAAAAATACTTTACTTGTATCTGATGATTCCCAGCATTGGTGTTATGGTTCTATGGCAAATTCTACGTCAGAAAACGGTGTTTTTCAAATTATAACTTTTGAAAATAATGAAGATACCGGAGATGGCAACGCAAATAACAATCCTAAGTGGGGAGTTATTTGGACGGATGATGGTGTTAATTGGGGAAACATGGAATATTATGCTTCAAATAAGCAGAGGGGTTGGTCTAAAGATATAAGTGGTGATAATAATATTACTTATAGTGAATTCGAAACTTATTGTATGGTCATTGATGATCCGTGGGGCAATGATACAGATGGTTATCCAACGAACGGTATACAAGATATGTTTACTACTTTAAATGGCTCTTTTGTAGTTATCCAAAATGATGGTTTCCAAGATAGTTCTGGCACAACTTCAAGCAGTAAAGACAATTTAAGAATAAGTATATATGATATTAATACATTATCATGGAATCATACATTAGTTCCTATGTCCGATCTTCAGGATGATACTAATTTTTATCCTTCAATCGGTATACCATCAGGATATAATCCTGATGAAATGGATATTATAATTGGTCAAAATGATGGATCTTACAAGCAGTTGTACAGATATAAATATTTTAATGGAAACATTGAGTTTGTAGAAGACTTAACGGGTTATGGAAGTAGTAATTTAAGAATGGCTGATAAATCCTATGGTTTTTTTGAAAATCAAGGTATTGTTATATTTACGTGTGATGATAATACGGGTGATGGAAATCTGAATTTTATAATGTTCGATAAAAATATGCGTTAATTAAACCGTTTCCCAAATTCTTGCATATCCTTCTCAATATCATCCTCAAGGATGTGTGCATATATCATTGTATCCTTGATGTTCGTATGCCCCAGCATTCTTTGCAGCGCTGCCAGGTTTTTAGTTTCGCGAAGAAACATCGTTGCAAAGGTATGCCGTCCGGAGTGAAAAGTGATCTCTTTAGGAATATTGGAATATTCTGCAATGTGCTTCAGCATACGGTTGGTAACCGGTTTGGAATAAGTATCGAAAAGGAACCCACGGATCCTGTACCTACCTTCATCCTGAATCAACTTTTTCGCAGCATCTATAAGGGGAATCTTAACCAGCTTGCTTTTCTGTTTTTCCGGTTTGTATACCAGCTTATTTCCTATAATATGATCATGGGTCAGCATCTGTACATCCGATATTCGGCAACCTGTGAAGCAGGAAAACAGGTAATGCCGCAGTACCTTATGATAATTTTCCGGAAACTGCTCCTTCTTATAGAAATTCCAAAGCTTGTTAAGTTCTTCAGGTTCCAGGTAGATGCGGTCCGTCTGGCTGGCCTTAAGCTGTAGATATTTGAACGGATTTTCCCGGATAATATCATCCCGTACCGCCAGGGTTAGATATCCTTTTAGTATAGCCATGTGCTTTTTAATCGTATTTGCCGAGCTTCTGCGCTTATTCTTCATGAATTTAATGTAATCCTCCAGGAACTGCTTCGTGATCTGGCTGAACATAAGTTGTTTCTTATACTCTTTGAGTTTTTTCAAAACAGTCTTATGCTGTTTGATCGTGTTCGCTGCCAGCAGCCCATCCTGTTCGTTCAGTTTTCGCTCGTAGAAATCATAGAAATCAATGTAAGTTGATGGCGTCTTGTATTCCTGCCGGAGCAGCTCCGGAGTTAGCTCTTTATTCTGCAGACGATATCTCACGAAAACATCATTAATTCTTGCTACACATTTATCGATCACCAGGTTATCATCTTTCGCTTTTTTCCCGTTGCCTTTAACTCTTCTTTTTTCGGCATTCCAGTTATCCTGTTTTACCGAAACACCTGTATTGAACTTCACCTTTTGCCTATGCACATATACCGAAGCATACACAGCACAGGTTCCATCTTTCTTTTTATATTTATCATTTAACCAGACATTTACAGAAGCCATATTAATTTGTCCATTTTTTGACCTACAACCACAATTTTTTTAAGGGAATGTATATATTATTTTTCACGTCTGGCAGTAGAAAAAGAGAGGGCGCATGGTAGTTTTGCGCCCTCTGTGGAACCACCTGTACTATTCCCAAAATTTATATTCTTTTCCATATCAATTATTTATATTAATTAACCATCGCTTTTTGATACTACATTTGACCTACAATTTTAACCTTTTTAAAAAAAGCCTTCCGCCTGGCGGCGGAAGGCTCTCCCGTGCTACCGCGTTCCCCAACGTTCTGTAGCAGGCGGGTTCCTCTATTATTTAGCTATAATTCTGTCACTTACCAATTCTCCTGTTTTTAAGTAGTACGCAAGGATGTGGGCATTTGTATCAGCATCCTTCTGCATAAAAACGTTACCAGTAAAACAATCAACTGTTATTTCTACACCATTATTCATCTCTGTTTTTATTACCTTATAACCAAACTGCGCGTCTCCACTCGTTGGATAGTATGTTTGTATCACATAATCCGTGGTATTCTGAAGCTTAAACGAACTATGTTTTGCTATAAAACTTTGTGCTCTTCCCCATATTTTATCAGATTTTTCCTCTGATACTGTAAATTCTAAAGGTTGTTTTCTTGCTTTTTCCAAATAAGCTTTTTCTTCTTGGGTAAGTTCTACCATCTGAGTGGTTGCGCAGCTGGCCATAAAACCTAAGAATATTGACATAATAGCAATGAATTGAATAGTTTTCATAAGTGTTTATTTTTAGTTAACCAATATCTTCTTCGTCTTCGTCAACAATTTCCCACCTTTCGCAAGAAATAAGCAGGTATATCATATCTTTTGTGTTATTTTTATTTGTTTTCCGCAAACTGTGTTTGACTCTCAACTGGCTTCTTTCTTTCCATTGTCATTGCCGCGCATAGCCGCCAGCTCCTCACGCAACAGCGCATTCTCCTCCTGCAGCCTGCTCACCTCCCGGTACAATCCCCGGATCTCCTCCAAAGCCTCGGTGTATTTTTGATTGTTTTTTTCATAGGTCGCCTTATCCTCTTGAACTATATTAGAACTCGCATCCGGTCCTTCAATCAATTTTTTATAATCAACAGACAAAACATCTGCTATATCAAAGATTAGCGAAAGTTTAACAGCTTTATTATTAAAAGTATAATCGAAACCATTCCGAGTTATCTTTAATTTTTCACACAAATCATTTATGGAATAGCCTTTGCTTTTTGCAAGTTTTCTTATATTTTCTCTTATCTGATTATAAGATATTTCCACAGCACACATAAATTTTTTTGTAAAAAAATTCCAAAAATATTTGGAAATGATTACAAGATTACTTACTTTTATCATACTAATTTAATACTAAAATCTCACTTTGTCAATACCCGAAAAATAGTATATATCAAATGATAAGCAAGAAAAACCTCAACAAAATCAGGAACCGCCTGCCAAAGCCATACGCCCAAAAGATTTTGGCCAGGATAAAAAAAAGTGAACCTAGTAAAAGAATCAGTATTACACTTATATATAGCGTGATGAATGGCTACAAAAAGGATTACCATGGAATCATAGATACAGCCATTGATTTAATCGAAGAAGAGAAACGTCGCCGAAAAGAAGAACAAGATAAATACAATCAGAGAATTAAAACCCTTTAATTTTAAAATATATGAAAACAAATAAGAGTCTTTTAAAATTTGATGGCAGATATCTTCCTTATGCTGTTATCGATGAAACAGTTTACATAGCTATCCGACCGATTTGCGACGCAATAGGGGTTGAATATTCAAGACAATATAAGAAAGTTAAAAAGGATAGAATTTTAAGTCGCGCGTTGTACATATGTACCATGCGGGACCCCGAAAAAAAGCTTAGAAAATATATTGCATTGCCGGAACGATATATATATGGCTGGCTTTTTACCATTAATACTAATTCAGATGCACTCTACGAATATAAAGTAAAGTGTCATGATGTACTGCATTATTATTTTAGGGGAAAATTAGCCGAACGCCGACAAATCCTTCAAGAAAAAACCAAAGTAAAAATTCAGATGTCCCACATCCGTGATAAGCTAAAAGCCAACGAAGATTATCAGCAGCTTAACAAGCTACAGGGACGGCACTTGAATCTTGCCAATATGCTCAAAGAGATTGACGAAGAAGAATCTTTGAAACAACTCGAGTTGTTCAACGGATAACCGCGTTCCCCAATCCATGCTATCGCGTTTCCCTTTTTTTTTATCATAAAACTCAAAACGATGCAACAACTACCAGCAGGCGTAACAGCCACAGACACCAACGCTGAATTTTTCAGCACCGCACCCGTCAACCAGGGTGGCAAACTTAAAGGAATGTACCAGGGCAGATTCTATGCCTTTCAGGATCTTCCCGATAGAATCATTCAGGCAGTATCCATAAGATATCAACAGGACCGCGAAGCCCACAAGACTTTCCCGGATGAAATGCCTTATATGCAAAAGCTTGAACAATACGCTTTGTGCAACCTAGGAGGTTTCGATAATGTTCCCGATTTCGACCAGGAAGGGAACATCCGTTTCGAGTACTGGGATTGCGGCATGCGCGGAAAATGCCCGCATGAAGGCAAACGATGCAAGCCGGACTGCATCCGGAAAACCAAACTGAGCAACCGCGAAATTGAGATAATTAAAGTTACAGCCGAAGGGCTCAGCTATTCAGAGATCGCGGAAAGATTATGCCTCGCAGAGACTACCATGATCAGCCACATGAAAAACATCAAGGCGAAGCTCAACGTGAATAAGCAATCTGAAATTGCTATATGGGCTTACGAAAACAATATTGTTTAACCAAAAATTAACGTCAAATGAAAAAGCTAATATTTATCAACTTCCCGGAATATGCAAGTCAGAATGAAATTGAAAAGCTGCGCAACTTCTACACCAACCAGGGATTTGATATTATCGATCCGGAAAGCATCAAAAGTGATATTATGATGCTAAGCCCTAACACCAGTCATAACGAAAAAAGAAAAGAACTAATAACCGCTTTGGCAGTAAAGCTGTCAGCATGCGATGCGATAATCCTTGCAAAAAACTGGCGTGGTGATATGCTATGCAACTATATAATGAAAGTTGCGGATATATTAAGCATCCCTGTATATGTTGAATTTACTGACAAATTAATTCAATATACATCCGTGATCAACACAAAGATTAACGGAACTAAAAAGGATGATTACATTCTTACCTCAAAAACGGAATATCATTTCATTGAATCATGACACCCCAGGTCATTATCATAATTGTGATTGTTTTTGAGCTCATCATAGCTTTTGCAATTGCGTTATGGGAATCCTGGAAAAACAAACACCGACACAACTGATGTACAAAGAAAGCTACATACAAGATGGGCCCGAAGGACATGAAAAATATGATCACATTCTGGGCGCCGGATATAAAATTAAAAACGGGAAAAGAATTTACCGGGAAGATTATTATCCCGTACCGCCTGAAACAGAAAAACCTGCCAGGCGAGCGCTTATCAACATACGGCTGTTGCCTGCCGTTTTTCTGGCTGTTTTTATAACAGCTTTATACTTAATATTTAAAACAATTGCTCATGTTTAACGCAGACAATCTTATACGTCAAAAGCAATCCAAGCAGAAGGAGCTTGAAAGGAAAATGCAGCGGGCCGGGATACGAAAAGTAAGGGATATTACCGATCCGGAAGTGATAAACCTGAAACACCAGATCGATTTGATCGATCTTAAATTACAAAAACATTGATATGAAAGACTTAAAAAGAAACATTCAGTTCATCAACTCTAAGTACGAGCAGATGAGAAACAACGTGGAGATCCTTAGTAAGGATCGGCTGCAAACCAGGAAAAGGCGCCTGGTAATACAGAAATTCACCGCTGAGCGTGACCGGTATCTGTCAATACTTTGCCACCTTGTAGAGCTTAAAACCCATAAACAACACGAAAAATACAGAAAGGAGGAAGCAAAATGAGCGAGAAGTTAAAGCTAAGAACCTACAACCAGACAACGTCCGGCAGGTTCCAGAAAAATACACCCACCATCCGATTTCATCAACAGGGTCAGATCAGCCTCTCGCGGGAAACCGTGAAGCTGATGAACCTGGAAAATGGCGACAGGGTCGAGTTTCACCAGAACGAAAAGGACAAAAAAGAATGGTACGTGTGCAAATCCCTTGACGGGTACGGATTTCAGTTACGGGAAAATGTAAAGAACAACTATTACACGGCATTCACAACCAACAACAGCACGGTAGTGCGCGAGGTGATGAAAGCCATGGGTGTAGACTGCCGGTCCATATCGTTCAAAGTCAGCAAAGCACCCGTCACCCATGGCGGCAAAACACTCCACCTGATCATAACGTCAAATCCAAGAATTAGTCAACCATGAAAGGCATCATGTTCAAACCCGACATGCACCAGGCCGTGATCGATGGACGAAAAACACAAACACGGCGCACCGGTGGCCTAGGTCTGGTCAACCAGGATCCCGATAACAACAAGTTTGTTATACTCACGAAAGATCCTGAAGTATGCCGGATAAACAAACCGGAAATCCAGAACGAACCCAGGCAGCTCAAAGGCACGTACGCCCTGTTCCTTATCTTCCATTCGGAATACAATTACCAGTATTTCCGCCCCCGCTACCAGCCGGGAGATGTTGTATACCTGAAAGAACCTTATTGCACGAATGGCAAGGGCGAAGTAGTATACTACTACTCACCCAACTACACAAACATCTCTAATCTGGATGTGAAGTGGCAAAACAAAATGTTCATGCCAGCCAAATATGCCAGGCATTTCATAAGAATAAATTCAGTGAGAGCGGAGAGGGTAAAACACATAACATTGGGAGATGCATTGTATGAAGGGGTCCATCCTTATGCGCCCAAGGAAGCGTTCCAGAAAAGGTGGGTAGAGATCAACGGCCAGGGTTCCTGGAACACCAATCCCTGGGTATGGGTATACCATTTCAAATACCTGGAGAAAGTACACACGCTGGCCGAGGCCAACTCACTACTACATTCATCCTGTAAATCTTGTTAATCATGTCTAAAACCAATCCTGTAAATCATGTTAATCATGTCTAAAACCAATCTTGTAAATCATGTTAATCATGTCTAAAATTAATCTTGTCAATCATGTCTAGCAAAATAGAATGGACCAACGAAACCTGGAACCCCGTCATCGGATGCACCAAAGTATCCC